TCGATTATTCCCATGTTTTTGATAACTGAATGGATTATAATCCATCCCTCCCATTTGGGATTATATTTGATACTGATACCACGATAAGTTTCCTCTCCACTATCGTTGGGGTTGTGAGCGTAACCCGCCTCAATCTTTGAGGTCTTCAACCATCCTTTAATATACTCTGCCATATCTTCCTCCTGTTGTGTACAACTGAACCTTTCCAGATGAACTGGAATTAAGATAACAAGTAAAAGGATGATTGAGACTAATCTCAAAAAATCCCTATTGTTTTAAAGCACCCGGCTTATCTTCAGGGTCTTTTTTCCCGAAGATACTTTTTGAAATGTAAAATCCGAGCGCACCCAATACCGTCACAGTTAAGACCTCCGCAAAAGGTACTATCTGTTCTTTTAACGAAGGATCACCGCAGACCCGATAGAATCCCAAACATAAGGCGATAGTCAGAGAGAACACTACAAATCCAGTATGTATTCGGGAAGAACTTGGTTCCCCTTTTTCACTGTAGGCGAGTCTCAAAAATTCAAGTGGTTTCATTTGTTCACCGATACCATGATTTTATTGGTCAATGTTAGCGCGGATTCGCCACCATCTGTTTGATTCAAAGACTCGGGACGATTTTTCTCTGATATTTTGTGCATCAGTTCAAGACGAAAAAGTCTTTTGTCCATATTGTCAATTTTCTTGAATCCCTCTTTCATCATGTCACGATCTTCTTTTCTTTCTTTTCGATCTATTGAATCAATGATAGCACGCTTATCAAGAGTAGATTTGATTTGCAATACTTCGCCTTTAGTAACAGAGATTTGTACTGAATCTTCTTTTCTGGCAAGTTCATTCCGGTCAATAGATTCGAGCAATCTTCCGGTAGCTATAATGAATACTATAATCGCAATGGCCGGCATTGCCCATGCTACATGGAAATGGATATTATTTGGTTGTCCCATGTTGGTCACTCTTTCCGAATTGTCCATAGTATTTTTTGAGCGACTTATCATATTTTTTATTGAATTCATAAATCATTGACCTTTTAATACTGTCCGTTCGTGCTTCTTCCGCAACTACCCGCGCTTGCTCTTGAAGTACTTCTTTTTTATATGTATTCGTATCTTGTACGTCTTTCGTTACATATCCGATCCATATAGCTAAGAACACATAAATAATAAATATTAATGCCCCACCCACAAGGTTTCGCATATCTCGCACTTTGAGTATGCGTTCAACTTCAACACGTAAAGCAGCTCTTTTATAATCTTGATTGAGTGCCTCTTCATATTGATGTAACATAAGATCACGGAAGTTCCGGTGGCAGTGGAGGCGGTGGAACCTTGTCCCTCATCGGTTGAATAGTCCCCGGTGCAACGGGTTTTAATGATTCAAGATATTTCGCATACCATATCTCATATTTCTTGAGCCACTTTAATAGTTTTATTTCTGTTTGCTTTTTCATTGTAGTATCCTTTCTTTTTATGGTGCTGTCCAAAGATTATCCCATGCATCAGAGACAAGATTTCGTATATTTCCATCACCAATTATTTTAATAAATGCAGCGTCTTCTGTGTCTTTGTCAAGATGTAAATCCCAAGCCACACCTTGTTTATTGACAGAAGTAAATATACCACCATCCATCAGTGTTAGTTTATGATCGACGTTAATACCTGCGATGTTATTTGCAAGCGCAAGTTCTGTGACTGTGCCTTGAATCGCTTCAACTTCTGAATGAAGTTTTATCCCCACTCCACAGGAACGCCCAATGCTGTCTTTCGTTGTTATTAGTTCACATTGAAGCTTTGCATTTCTTATGACACCCAAATCTTCATAACTTCCAACTCCTGTTGGGCGGAGTTCGTACTTTGAAATACCAGCAGGTATTACATCCGCAGGAGAAAGAGAATAAAGAGGATATAAAAAATCTGTTGGGTATGCTGCTGTTGTTTGGTTAGTTGTTGTGAATGCCCCAGCTTCTGCTAAAGTCAGCCGTCTATCAAACTCGACTTCAACATACCTGATTCCATCAACATCCTTACTTGAATCGAATGACCACTTGAAGCCAACAAAGAAACTTTCATCTACCCCAAACTGAGTGCCATTATTAGCAATAATATAAATATACAAATAATCAGTAGACATCAAATCAAGAAGTTTTATCAAACTTGTGATACCGGTGTACATCAATTTTGCTGTACAAAGAAAGTCAAATGCTACGGTTCTATTTTGCCCCTGCGTTGATTTTTGAATAACGGGCGTTAAGGTCAACTTGCCATCAAAAATTCTTCCAAGGGAGTAATTACTATTTGTTTCCCCGTTTAGACTTAAATTAACCAGTATTTTTTCAATACCGTCACAGACAACATTTGTGCGATTTAAGCTTAGACCTATTGCCATTTTATTTTACCTCCTTCATATTGCATTTAAGCATACTTATAAGTAAATTATACTTATGAAAATGATCAAAACTATGTAAACAATCCATCCCAAGCTGAAGAAACAATATTTGTTATCGTTCCATCGCCTGTGAATTTTATGAATGCAACATCTTCAGTGTCTTTGTCACTGTGGAACTCCCAGCCAATACCTTGCTTATTTATCGACTTGAAGACCGTACCGTCCATTAGAGTCAAAGAATGGTCAACAGAAATGCCTGCAGCATTATCAGCCAGAGCAAGTTCTGTAGATTTTGCTTGCATGCCTTCAACCTCTGTGTGTAATTTAATCGAATGACCGACCGACCGACCAAGATTATCTAAAGATGTTTGAAGTTCACACTGAAGTTTTGCGTTTCTGATAACGCCAATATCTTCCAACCCCGCACCCGTAGGAGCAAGACTATAATTCGTGACCCCCGCTGGTATTCTATCAGCCACTGTCTGAGATTCTAACAAGGCAATCACAGCGTCAGCGGTATTGTAAGCAAGTATCGCCGTATTGCTTCCGATCAACGTGTCGATTTCCGCAATCAAAAGCTTGCGGTCAATCTTAATCTGCACAAACCTTATTCCATCCACATCTTTCGAGGAATCAAACGTCCACGAAAACCCAAAGTGTTTATTGGTCAAAAGACCGGAGGTATAAGTCGTACCATTGACCGCTGTGATGACAAAATCAAGATAATTGACAGAAAGATAGTCTAATATCTTCAGACAGTTCGTCTTGCTTGTGTACATCAATTTAGCTTCACATTCTAAGGTGAAAGCTATTGTACAATTCCGACCTTGTGAATCTTTTTGAGTTATTGGAGTCAAGGTCAACTTACCGTCGTACAATTCCCCAAACGAATAACATTTAGGAGTCGTAGAAGCGATTCCCATTGAAACCTGAATATTGGAAATACCGTCAACAACGACATTCCCACGAGCTAAAGCAATTCCTATCGCCATACTGTTTTACTCCTTATGATTATGACCATGAAGATGGATTTATATTTCTACCTATTTTTTCTATTAAATCAAATTCGTATGCACGTGTACCTTCGAAGTCGTCAACCCATATGCCACCAAATTGTTTTGGATTAGGAATGACCACTTCAATTTCTTCAGAACCATAAATAATAGAATTATAACGCGTGTTAAACGAATATTCCGCAAGAAAAACGCGTTGTGTTTTTAGTGGAACAACGCCAAGATTAACATGCATATTACGGTTAAATACTTTGGGTTCTACTCTTTTATAGTTACCGTTTAGTACTTTTTGAAGCACGTCTGGAGCAATTTCAATTCCATCGTTATCCGCTACGCCCTTTACACCCATTTCGCGCGAAAAGGTTTCAATACGCATAACGCGAATGTTGTCGATATACACGGTTGCCGCATTATAAAGAAAAAGTTTGATTATGTGCGTTGCAACATCAGCCGCTTGCGCCACGTAGTCCAAGACACATTCTGTCCATGTCGCATTGTTAAGTACCGTTTCTGCGCCTGTGTGGTTTCCCGCGTTGGCTATAATAAGTGAAGGCGTTCCAGAGTCCGCTAAAGCGTCGAGACGTACTCTCCACGTCTGCGCGGCTATACACGCGGGCATGTACGTTGCATCGAGTGACACGTTGTTTGTGGAGTAGTCACCAACACCACCTGCAATTATTTTCCCCGCACCAAAACCAATTTTTACTTGCGCCGGAATAGCCGTTCTCGTTAACGCGTGTGAACCGTGATCCGCCCAATTTTCACCGATCGTTTCAAACGACGTGTTTGCGAGAATTGGCAACTTAGTTTGATATAAAAGTGAAACGCTCATAGTTTGTCCGATCTTTTATGCTGCAACCCATACAACAGTGACTTTATTTTCGATTACGTTTTTTCGCACTTCTGAAGCATAAAAAAGGTGTGTTATAACTGAATCATTAAGCAAAAATCTGATGTTATGATTAGTGAGCGTACGTATAGCACGGTGCGATACTATTATTCCATCAGCTGCCTTTACATCATTGTATATTCTTGTATACTGAAAACGCGATGGAGCAAGGCGGTAATGATAATATTGCGCCATAGCGAACCGCAAATTTACTATATCCGAACGCCACGCAACATTTTGATAATCATAAATTTCAAACACTTCAATTGGTCGTTGATTCATAAACGTTTGCGGCGATTCATGCAAGTGATACATTTCGCTTGTGGTTATGTCGTACTCAAAATCAACTTCTACATCTATATCAAATGAAACGTCAGACGGATAATTCGTACCGTAGTGATACGTACCGTTGAAATACCAATCCGACCGCCCTGCATCCTTTATGTTGTAAAACCGTATATTGTCCGTTTTTAACGGCGTTGCACTTACAAAATCCGATTTTATAATGTCACCAATCATGTTTACAGGCGTGGGAGAAGAAAAATTGCCACCACTACCGCGACTTCGCAATATAAGGCGATGTTTATTATTAGATGGATCTGTGTCTATTACACCAGCAGTTGTACCATATTTATACGCGGGAACACATCCAAAAAGTAAACACAGATGACGAAGCACAGACTTTGCCGTTCCAAAACGTTTTACCCACGCAATCGGATCGTCATTTGACAAATAACCGACTGCTTCGCTACTTGAAAATTTACCAAGTATCCAGAGTTTTATCCAATTAAAATAGTGAGAATAGTCCCAAGACCCAACTATATCTTCGTTGTAGTTTACAACAAGGTCTATGTCGTACGTCTGATTAAATGCCAATTTTAAAATACACGCGAAAACTGATTGAATTTGAACAAAGTACCGGTCATCCGCACCATCTTCAACATACGTTGACTTGTCTATACACTCTGCAACAAGTGATGTCGTTGAAACGAGATCGATCGCACCAATAAGAGAAACAAGTTGAATAGTGCAACCATGTACTTTATCGTAGTCATTTACATACATATCATCAAAATTTAAATTATTCCTGTACACGCTTCCGCGAAACAGAAAGGTTTCTATTCCTTCTTCAACAAGCGTAAACATAATTTGCACATCATAATCCGGATACGCGTTTAAAAGCCTGTTCCAAAAACCCTCTGTGTAAACGCTGTAGTCCTCAACTATTTGAAGCTGAACGTTTTCAACGTCGGTTACACCGGCGTCTGTGTCCACTTTTTCTATAAATTCACCAATATTTGCAAAAACGCAATCCGTTGGTACAACAAGTGTAGGGTATCGACTATCTAAATACAAATAGGATTTAAGCGTACCGGAATCGGTTTCCATATCTGTAAGTTTTGCACCGGTTGAAAATGTGGCTTGAATTACAGAATCCGCCGTGCACGTTACGGTAGTTGCCGTTGCATTTGCATCACCAAAAGTCGCTGATCCCGAAAGAAGCGTCCAATTCACAAAGTGATTTCCTGTGATGGGAATTGCGCTAATCGGTTTTGGTACTCCAGACGAAACAACAACAAAACCGGCAACTGGTACTGTCGATCCCAATCCCGCGTCATTTATTTGAATTGTGAGCGTCATATTGTGGCTCCACCACGAAGTTTACCGCCACGTTTTACTGCAAAATACATTTCTGTTGCTGATTGCGGCATAATGTGGTTTTGAAGCGACGCAATAGCACTTGCCATGTCCGCCATACCTTCGTTACCCTTCATTACGCTGCGCGTATCATTATGACTGAAAACGCGAAATCCGTTCTGTCCAACCTGTGCAAGCTCTGCACCATGTTCACCCATCATAACAAGGTCGCCCGTACCATACGGAAAATGCCCACCCGAAGCCGCAAAATGGAGCCGCGATCCTGAAGCCACGACATCACCACCGCCAGAAAGACCTAATAATTTCAAAAGTCCCACAGCCGCTTTTTCAAATAATTTCTCGGACAATTTGTTTACAAATCCTAAAAGCATTTGTTGGAAAAGACTGTTTGTTCCACCTACAACGTTCTCAAACATTCTCATAAAGCCATTTTGAGCACTTGAAGCCACAGCGGAGAAACCGGATTTTAATGGGTCAATTAAATAATCATTTGTTGCTTTTGCCTCTTCTTTTGCTCGTCGTTCAGCCTCTGTTTGTTCAATAGTTTTAGATCCAGCCGGAAGACTTACAGGCATTGCATAATCTCTACCCGACACCAATCCTGCATTCCTTGAATATATCTGGCCACTAAGGCCCCTGTCGTCATATACACTTCCGACATTTGACGTATTTATTGATCGTCTACCACTTGCGCCGGGTAATCCCCCCGGTGTTCCCCCCGGTGTTCCACCTATCGCCCCACCCTTTGAGGCCTTACGTTCGATTTCTGTCCACATATCGCCGATTTCAAGAAACTGTTTTCTTATTTCATCGCCAAGTTTTGATATTTTACCAAACTCTTTAGTTGCACCAGACCAATCTCTAGTGACAGCCTTATAAGCCATAACAACAGTATGATATACAGCAGAAAAAGCTTCTGCTACTACCGCAGCCTCAAGTGCAACAGAAAGAAGAAATTTTGACAATGGTACAGCAATTAAATCTCCGAGAGTTATCTTTACTTTTTCCCAAACTGAACCTAATTTTTCAAAACTCTCAAGTGATTTTTCAGCCTCTCCGCCTACTGCTTGTTGTCTGCTTAATAAAGCATCAAAGGCAACCTTAACATTGACAGCGCGTTTTTCTTCGTCGTCCAAATCCTTGACTGTCTTTCCAACAGAGGCTGCATATGCTCTTTGTGCTTTTTCAATGTCTAAAAGTAATCCAAATTGAACCTGGAACTTCTTTGATCCGGTTTCCGCGCCTCGGATGAATATATCAAACATCTCCCTTGCTGAAACACCTGCAAGTTTTGAATCATGTTCTAATTTCTGCATTATCAAGGGCATTTTATTAAGGTCAATATTCCCAAGACGGATAGCTCTTAAAGCTATTTGCATCAGATCTAATTGTGTAACAGATCCCCCGGCAGCATCAGACATCTGTTTTATTAATTCAGTTGCATTAAATCCACCCTGCTTACCCAGCATCTCTAATTCTTCACGTAACATTTGCACACGCGAAGCCAATTCAGCCATATCTTTTGCTTCAGATAAAGCAGCCCACGCAGCACCAGCCAACATCAAGGTCTGTGTAACATCTCGTATAGATTCTCCAAGCTTAAAATAACTCTGCATCATTTTGCTGTTCTCAGACTGATTAGCCCTCATTACATCAGCCTTTAATTTCATAACAGCAATATTCTTTTGCTCGGCGGCGGCGTGCTCTTGACTACCAAACTTAGCATCATTAACAGCCTTCTTGGTTGCCTTAACAGCCTCGTTCAACTCTTTGATCGATTCAATGCCTAAAGCTTTGGCCTGTATGATTAGCTCTTCGTTCATTTCTTATTATCTTTCATCGCTTGTTCCATTGCTTTTTCTTCAGCCCAAGAGTCGTACTGTTTCAAACAACTTTCAATCACCAAATCTTCTGCCGTCAAAGTCTTCATTGCTTCTTTTCGTTTCAATATGTCGTCAGGATAAAGTCTGTAAAGCGTATATTCAAAATTAAACTCATCCGGAGGCGGTTTTACGTTATACTGTTTGGGTTTAAAACTCCCAAAAGCTTTAATTGCTCGGTCGCTTTTTTCAGTTCGCCCTGATAATACTCGAAAAAAGCCGCCTGCACCTCGGCAGGCTTACCCAATAGCATATCAGAGGTGGAGAGTTGTTTTGGATGGATATGGAGATATTTCCATTTCCAATCCATCACAAAAGTAATCCGGCAAAATCTCCGCCATATCATGCTTGACCCAAACCCACCCAGATTCATCCAGATAGATTTACTGATTTTCTTTTCTATCTCCTTTTGTTTGTCAAGAGTGATTCTGACAAATTCAAAATCTCTTCCATTAATATTCATGTTCGTTTCTCCTTGTGTGTTTCATCTCCAGTGCCTATCCGCTTAACTCTAATATCAGTGATTTGCGGAAAGTCTGTTCTTAGTTTTCGCGCAATTGCCTCAACATATTGAGCATTACATTCGTACTCAACTTCAAAAACAAAAGTATATTTTTTGCATTTGCATTTCATATCACGCCGCTAATAAAGGGGTCTTTGTAATTTGGGTTCTTTTCTGAATTCCATAAGCTATTGCATTTATGACATCTATAATTCCATATCCATCATGAGAATCCCATATACCGTTTTTACTTGCGGTCATCTCCGCCCTGAACCTTGCCTCTTGGTTTGAACATCCAAGTGCATCTTTTATGTTTGCAAGTTTCCCAGCGATCCTTGGAGTTGCATAGCTTTCGACTGCCACATCATAATCATGACCCATCGGAAATCCCTGTATGTTGTCAAAGAATTCCAATCCCGGACCATAACTTTGAATATTCTCAGTCACTCCAGCTCCGCACATTACTGCACTCTGCATTATATAAGGCGGGCCGTAAGGCAAACCATACTCAGCATGAACATTTGCCGCATGCGCGTGGACTACTTGAATGCCCGCCGCAAAACAAATATCCCAGACATATTTGAACACCCACCCCAAAGTATAGGATCGAATCACCATATCATAACCCTGAGCAATTGCATAAAGTCCCTGTCCCCACATTCCATCCATCGTGTAATAGACAATATTGTCATGCGGCGTTCCGCTTCCAGACATGCAAATATCGCAAGTCCAATCGGGGCTTTGCAGAAGAAAGTACCCTCGCACAAGTATCTCATGGGCTTCATTTCCTGCTGTCCCTATGACAAGTGCTCGTTTCATACTGGCTCAGAGTTCTCAAAGTCATCTATGATTTCAGAGACATCTTCACACATGCGAAGTGACGAACGTAATTCATATTCGCTCTGCAAATCTTTCTCGGGTGTTTGAATCTTGCCGTACAGTGCAACGTTTGATATTGGCAGGTTCAAAAATGGCTTTTGTAATTCCAAACCATTCTGTCTTAAAAGTTCATCTAAGGCAGGATGGACTGCCGATTTTAATTTCATCTGAATTATCATGTGACTTCAAAACATTGTGATATTGAAATTGCTCCATTACCAGTCTGGTCTTGAATAGCCCAATACCAACCGGCAGGAATCAGAGGGGTGATTGTGGCGTATGAACCTATGATAGAAACAGAATTTCCAAATGAATTATCAAGCCCTGCCTGTCCAATAATATATCCGTTTTGCATTGGATCAGATGTCGGATCTGCATAAACATATACCTGAGCATAATCATCTATCTGTGCTACGATAATAAATTGCAGTATTAATGTCTTGTGAGTTGATGATGTGTTATGATATACAGTGTTTAATGTTGGAGAAATTGGTGTGTAGGTTGTTATTGCACCAGCTCCAGCGGCACCAGGGACGCCCTGTTCGCCGACGTATCTTTTCCATAGACCTGTGAAGTCACTCGCTTGTGGAGATGCTATCGGCGTAGTTGTTGTTTTGATTGCGATATATTCTATACCGCTGTTGAACGTCATTGTAAAACCAGTACCAGAAGCATCTGTCGCATATGCTATATAAACATATGCAGAGACACCGGTCGCACCATTCATCCCATCTCGCAAAATAATTCCAATAGCTTCAAGACTTTCTTTTGTGTCCCCTCCGATTGAAATCTGTGTTCCATCTGATTCAGAAAACCGTATCGCCCAACAAGGATGAGTCACATCTGGAACAGGATCTAAAGCCAATAAAGCCGCACGAGCAGAAGTCCAGTCTTTGAAATACGGGAAAATATTGTCGGTATAGACTGCATCGACATAAACAATTCTTGGTACGGCTGGAAAGAACAATGCCTTTCCCATATCATCAATCATTTGTGCTATTTCAACCTTATCAATTCCAGCCATGATTCACCTATTGGAATACAACTATGGAATTTCTCAACTTGTTCTTAATTTCAATCCTATCTTGTTCTTGGAACATCATAAAAGGTCTGGCCGGGATATTTATATCGTGAGGCGGTGTCCCATGAGTGTAAACCATCCCGCCCATATATGGAAACACCTGAAATTTATCACTACCCGGATGTTTTATAGTCCCACCACGATGTAAGATTTTTGCATAAGGTACTCGTGCCGTATCTACATAAACTGTTGCCGAATTATCCGTCCATTTTAATTGAACGGACTCTTGAAGTTTCCCTGTCTTGTATAAATGAGACGGTTCTCCCAGGGGTTGAAGTCCTTCCCACTGATTCGGACGACCTCCCGCTATGAAATTCATCTGTACCGATCTGTACATTAAATCTCCGATAGACTCAAATGTTGACATCAAGTCTGTGTTAATTGAAATCTTTCTTCCCTGTTCTATAAAATCTATCATGCAAGTTGCCTCAGACTATAATCAGATTGATAAACTACAATACCTGGAAGGTTAATCACAAGACTTTCATCTCTTCCGCCCGCTTCAAATACTGGCCCGACACAGTTAAATTCAGAAGTCGTAATTGTCGTTCCTGAAAGTCTGGGAAGATTTGGCATCTGTTGTGGAGTTGATAAAGGTACACGACCATGCAGGTCGTCATAAACCCCAGCCATTAAATCATAACATCCTCTTGCAGCTTCTTGTGTGGTACGTAAAGACTTTGATCCTACAAATACTCTGAAATAAACAGTATGGATATAAGTTTGAGCTGCCGAGTCTCTATCCCCGCGTTCGCGTGTTGCCCTGCCTTGATATGAGATCAATACAAAAGGAAGCAACTGAACAAATCCCTGCATATAAGCGGGGTCAGTGAACATGCGAGAGTCTATCTGTCCTGCATAGGTATCTATTCTTACCTCTGAGGCAGGAAAGTTTGTTGTATCTGCCCGAAGCGTGGCAATCAATTGATCTTCTAATTCACTGATTTTATATCTCATATTAGTATAAACTCATTGAACTGGTTTGATCGTTGAAATCTATCAAAGGCGTATTTGATACCATGTTCGCCTCACCGCTTAATACTGTAGGGTTTCCATCTAATTGAACCAGCATATTACTTACATCATCAAGCTTTTGTTTCGCATCTTTGTATAATTCAACCCACTGTTTCGGTACGTCAATTTCTGTAAATCTTCGTAAGAAGCAATAGTAAATGGAATAATCAATCGCTATTTGTTTGATAAGACTTGGAATTGAATCACAATTAGTCGGGACCGTAAAAGGTGTTTGCCATACCTGTCCGGCCTTAGAATCTATTTCAGCACAAGACTTTTGGATAATTGCAAGGACGATCGTTGCGTCTGGTACGGTGGTATTTGCAGTATCATTTGTCAACTGTGCCAACTGTGGAACACCAACTCTCTTTTCGATGTCGTCCTGTGAACAGTAATAGACCGACATATCAATCAAGGTAACTGTCGTTACTGTTCCACCAGTAGCGGGCAGAGCAGAAGACGCAAGCAAGGTAATACTTGTCAGCGTAGCGATGGTTTCTATCGTTCCAAAGTAAGTCGCTCCACCAATGACAAAGAGTATCGGAGACCCTATATACTCTGCACCAATTTGTCCCGAGGTCAAACCTGCGATTGTGCGTGTTAAGACTGTGTAAGTCATTTCAACTCCACTTGGTTAAATAATCTTCAACATTCCATTCGAGAATAAGCTTCATATGAGACTTAGCTTGTTCTTGCATTGACAGAGTGTACTGATGTTGAACAAGTAAATTATCAAGACCGTTCTCTTTGTAAATCTGTCTCGCTGTTTTAAACTTTAGTCCAAACCTTGCCACATTCCGGGAAAGAGTGTAATCGTCAATCAAATGTTCTCTTGTTACTCCCGCCTTTAGTTCTGTCGGTGTTGGCCGGATGTTCTCTAAAGCTTGGGCAAGAGTTATATCCAACGGGCTCCACAAATCTAAACACCAATCAGAAGCCACAGCAAACCAATTACCCCATCCGATATGTCTACCATCTCTTAGAAAGGGTTCATCCATTCTCCATCTGCCATCTGCCTCGTCTCTTCCAAAACAACAGACAGTATCTTTATTCAAATGACTTGTGAAGTCTAAAAACTCAGGATGAACCAAAGCGTCTGAATCCAGGTAAATATTCCAATCTGATCCGTTCTCTTTTGCAAGATTAAAGATTTGCATCTTCTCATAAGTTATCGGCATATCAGGGAATTTACGCTCTGTAATGATTTGAATATTCGCACCGATTTTATCAGCATAACATCTGATAAAAGGATAAGTCAGTTTAGTGACTTCCGGTGCATATTCGTTTATGTTCAAAAGATATATTGTTTTCTTCACTCTACTTTCTCCTTGTATAGTGAATGTGGGCACATCAAAGTACCCACACTCAAAAAACTTAACGGTTATGTATTCGCAGCGATATTTACCTCGCCCGATTCTTTCGCCGTTATTGACTGACCCCAACAATTTGCAATGTGCAGAGTTGTTGGAATCTTTGCCGCTGTTCCAGCTGCAAGGAATGTAAGTGTTGCACCACTAGCGTCAGAGGTCTGACATCCAAATGTGCATCCAACCAACATACCTACACAACCAGTCGCGTCAATGTATCTCTTGACAGCTCCGGCACTCAAAGCAGGAAGTTGACCAAATACATTGTTACGGATAATGACACCGTTCATGCCCGATCCACCACCTTTGAGCCACAAGTTGCAATCTACATCAGCAGCCGCACCGCTAAAGATATTGTCTTCAATGATAACATCTTGCGGGACACTGACAGACGTACCAAGCAAGCATACATCAGAGGTGTTTTTGTAGAATCGGTTGCCTCTGATACGAACCTGCCATGCACCACCATTAGCCGACCATACAATCGCTCCGCCGGTTGTTGCATCTGCAACAGTTAAACCAGCACAGTTCTTGAAATGGCAATCTTCGATAGTCGTTCCACAAGCAGATTTCGTTGATCCATCATCATCAAGAAGAATCCCGAAATTGAGTGGAGCACCTGCCGTTGAATTACCATTAAAGCCAAGATTCTTAATCAGACATCCACCCGCGCGGATAGTCAACAGTGCCGCATTGACAGTCCCACCGGGTTTGATTTGTGGCAAACCCATCTGAGTACGTCCACGCGAAACACCGATCAAAGACAGACTTGTCTTTGCGGCGGGGATGATAATCGACTCTGCATAGTTTGTAGGATCTGTCGCACCTGCTGTGATAGTCTTTGCGGCGATGTAAATCGTATCGCCCGCAGAAGAAGCCGTTACAGCCGCTTGGATCGTTGCATAAGCATTACCCCAGCTTGCACCGTTATTCGTATCTGCACCGTTAGTACCGTCAACAAAGCGGACAGTACCGAACGGGCTGATATAACTAAGTTCAGCCAGCGTAGTCGCAGGAAGATAAGGATTTGAAGAAGTTGTTACACTCATTTTATCCCCCTTCCTATGCTAACGAATAATATTGTCCACCAGCAGTACTCAATGTGACTGCCGGATCGAAGAAATGTTCATAATCCCAAACTTGGGATTTTGTCGTGTTGTCATAATAGCTTTCGATCACTGGGCTGTTCATGCGTTCCCATGTATAACCGAACGCAGGCTCAATCCCACCGCCGGAACCAACGATCGCGCAGCCAGCATTTGCAGACTGCACGGAATCCCACAGATAAGCCATTGTTAAAGCAGCTTTGCCAACACCACCGCCAGAAGCTTTCCCGCCAGTTCCATAAACAGCGTAACCAACTACAACTTTCGGGACTTCGAGAAGTGCCGCAGTACCCTGAAGCGTGACTTGTGCAGGATTGCCCTGTGTGCCTTGGTATTTAATTAAATCCAAGACTGCAGGATTTCTACGCCAGAGCGCCCACGCTGCAGGTGAGAACCATACAACGTTCGGACGCACGCCGTTGTAAGACTGAACCAAAAGAATCAAGTCCAACATATCTTTCACTGCATCACCTGTAGGTGTTGCTCCGCCCCATTTCTTTGCGGCTCCGATTGTTGACAGACCTGAAGCATAACTGCCATTGGTTGTCGCCAGGACAGCCTGAAGTTTTTCACGATAGAGAGCAATTTTACCAGCAACGGTATTTAATTTGCCGTTCAACAGAAGATCCGGTGAACCTGCCCACTCGTTTCTTTCCCTATTTTCAAGGGCAACACCAAGAGCATATTCACTCAAAGACATGGTAACATATCCAGATTGTGTCTGGATTCTCTGTACTTTTTCGCCAACATCACGCTTGATGTTTGCGGGGATCACGAATGCTTCCTTACCGAATGCAGGGAATCTGCCGGTTTCTTTTGGCATTTTCACAGGCGTGAAAATTTGATCACCGATCATCTGTGCGTTTGTATATCCTTGCACTAAAGCGGTTGACACAGGATCAGCAATACGCAATAGACCTAACTGTGATTCAGAGGCGAATTCTTTGACATCAAGCAATCCACTTTCAGGATTGCGGACATAGATTAAGTTCTTCATGTTCGTTCTCCTTAGACGTTGACGCCATGTTTTGTTCTAACCAATACGGTATCGTTAACCGATCCACTCGTAAGGGCTTGCCCTACAAAAATATTTGTCGTTGTCGCATTTTGAACACCAGCACCTGTCACGCCCGTTGTGTCTTTGGTTGTGAAAGTCGATGTAAGAATTTCGACAAAGTTTCCGGCGGTAACTGTACCAGTTGCAATAACTTCAACGATACCGGTTTTCACTATACCGTAGTCATTGACTGCTATATCACGTTCAAGAACACCACCAGTACATTTCGCTGCATTCGCAGGCACTGTACCGTCGATATTCACAAACGTTTTATCGACAAGATTAGCAGCGGCGGTAATCTGCTCTTTGTCTTCTATCCATTTATCTCCGCCAACGTAATTAGCCATTATTTGGCTCCTTTCGATTTGGTTATATCCTCAAATTTGATTTCTGACTTGCTTTGCAGATAAATCGCACGATTTACAGCGTCCGTAGCAGATAAGCCTGCGAACTCTTTAGGGTGTGACTTTACATATATTTCTGCTTGCTGGATAACATGAGGACGTTTGTCATCCTTTTGGTCCTTCAAATCCACTTCACCCAATGGAACTATTGGGCTTGAAAATTGTTCTTGGAACACTTTCAAAGCAGGGACCTCGATTTCTTTGCCGTCTTTGTCCTTGCTCTTTACCTTCAATCCGGCCTTTGCCATCTCAAACATCAATGGCTCTGACTTTTCACGGATTGCCGGGGTCATACGGTTTTCTTTGATCGCAGTCTCACAGAACTGTTTGATCTCGGACTGTTGAAGCTCTTGAGCCGCTTTCAGTTCTGCATCTTTTGCATCCTGCTCGGCCTTTGCCTTTGCTTCATTTGCCAGACGTTCCTTTTCGGCAAACTCTGCGATCTGAGCATCTTTAGCTGCTATCTGCTTCTGATACTCTTCTTCTTTTTGTTTATCCACTTCTATTTCCTTTCGTTTAGTTTGTTTATTAGTAATTAGTGCGGCGAATTTGACCAACCAACCCTTTTTCTCCGACATTTCTGTTTCATTCTCTTGATGTTCTTCGATGTTTTCAAGCTTTTCCTGGAACATCCAGTGCATATTTAATATCCCTGTGATCTCTGTATTCAAATCATAAGCAGCAAGATTGCATCTTGATTTCTGTGTGTCGTAATCGATGTCATTGCTCAAAGTTTCCGTTATCTTGTCAATGAATGTCGCGCAAGACTCTGTGATATCTTTTATCGTGTCATCAGTTCCGACTTCTTCTACGATGTCGATGGGTTCACCATTGACAGATATTTCTGTATCCATCTCTGCAAACTCCACTCCGGTTAAGGTCATTTCAGCAAAAGCAATACCTTCAAGTCCCTTGACTGCCGGAGGCGTGCCACCTAAGAAAGCCAAGTGATGAAGATGCCATTTGCCAGGTGTTGGATTGTTCGGGTCATCCGGTTGAAAGAATGCAGCAGAGACTTTCTTATAAAATCCCTGTTGAATAAACTCCTTCAGTTGATCAGAGAATTGAGATACAACAAGTTTCAGGTGATCGCCTACGACTTTGGCTTTCCCTATCCATCCATAAGCAGGGATTGAACTCTTGCCTTTATAAGATGGATCTGATAGATGTCCAATAAGAATAGGAGCCTCATAGTTTTCAGGATTATAAGTTGACGCTATCTCGGAAAGCTCTTTCGCGGCAAATGTGCCCTGTGGGTATGTTCCTTCCTTGAAAGCGTCAATCACTATTTCAGACATTTCCTTTTTCTTTTTCATCCACTTTCCATCCTTTCCTTTTGTCCATCCGGCATTTTTAGCAGCTTCATAAGCAATCTTTGATGCTTTTGCTTTGTTACCGGGATATTTTTTCAAGGCATTTGAATAAGATGCCTCAAGTATATTGTTAAGTTCTTTGGGTGCTCCTGAAATCTGCGGCATTTCAATCTCCTTCAATCATTGCAAATAATGTTAATATCTCTTCATCTTCATTGAGAATATCTTCAATCTTTGTATCACCTTTAGACTCAGGCATAAATACAACACCACATGCAGAGACGGATTCGGCGCCATCAATGCCAGTTGCATTGGATTTATATTTTTTAATATCTCCAAGCTTACCGCCGCCAGCACCACCCCACATAAAAGCGGGGATTATATTTGTTGATTCACCCGAAGATTCAGCAAAATCACCCGATTCTTCAAGAGATACAGTTCCGTCAATTGTGATTTCATCGTTTGTTATCTCCCCTAACCCTTGGATGGAGAAAGTAGATTCAACAATAATTGCCAATGGCATTCCTGGGGAACCAATGGCATCACTTTGTTCTGAGATTAATGCAAAAGATTCGAATATTTGTTCACTGGAAGAAGATGCACTCTCTCCGCTTTCATATATAACCGTTATTCCGTTAAATATTAAATTACACGAGATAGAAAGACTTTCGCCCGATTCATTCAAAAACGAATTTGCATCAAATGTCTGTTTCCCTGATGAATCAGATTTCTCACCACATTCTTGCAATAATGCATTCGATGTAAATTCAAGAGTGCCCGAAACTATTTCTATCTCTCCACATTCAGAAATATTAGACGCTCCTACAAAATTCAAGGCACCCGAAGAAGATGCGGTTTCACCACATTCATATAAAGATGCTGTAGATTGAAATATCAATGCACTGGAAGAGACTATAGATTCGCCTGCTTCAGACAAAACAGAACCGGCGACAAACTCTTCTTGAGCTGAACAGACTATCACACTGCCGGACTCATAAACTGTCCCGGTACCAGTTACATTCACAACTCCGCCACGCAATACTGTCGGGTCGCTGACTGTGATGTCATTTGGATTTGTTTCGCCTAAATATAAATATATGTCTGGCATTAACTTCCTACCAATGTATTGATAGTCGATCCCACTACGGGGGTACCGCCCGATTTATAAGCTATAAGATACCAGGTCGTGGTCTGCGGTTGATTCAGGCTTTTGGGTATTTCAAGAAAGAAATTTCCGCTTGCCCCTGATAGTGTCGAATTAGATTCAATGTCTGTTTGTGCATCATAAAGCTTTACTACACATGAGGCAAGAACAGAACCTGTAGAATCTTTTGTAATACCTGATATTGCAAGATTTCGTTCCTCAAAATATGGTATAACTTCCTGAAATTGCATACCCGCATGCATTCCCCTTGTTCTGGGGACACCAAGTGTTGTATTATAATTATTAACTGCTGGCATTTAATTCCTTGAGAAAATATAAGCCCACAAAGTTTGAATTGACGGCGATCCTGTTGTACCACCAAGAGTTGTATTGAATTCAAGATTTGAATTAATAGTCGCATCTACAGACACAGAAGCAGTAGAACCAAAGACGACATTGGTTCCTGTTCCCGCAGTTGCGAGTGTGCCTTGGATTGTCATAGCGCCACTTAATACGGCTGTTGAATTCGTGCCAGCTGCTCCGATTGTTCTGAAAATCAATTCAGCCTGTAAAAACCAAGGTATATTTGACATCACGGGCAATAATTGAGCCGGGCCCGCACCAAGAGCAACCCCGCCTGTCCCATATTTGGGTGTGATAAGCATTGTACACGTCGCTACGCTCATAGTAATTATTCCGCCTGCACGCACGCAATATATTTTCCCTGCCTTTGGGTCATTAGCAAATATCGGTGTCCAGACCGCTGCAGGCCATAAAGGAGCAATGGTTGTCGTTGTATAAGCTGATGGAGCCGTAACTGGCGGATCGATATAAGGCCCATCTTGAAATAGTTGTCGTCCCATTGTTAAGCTCCTTGCATTGGACTTGTTCTTGTGAATGAAGATATACTTACCGTTGCTCCAGTTTGGATCGCAACAGAATTCAGAATAATATTTGAAGTTGCCAGCCCCACAGAGACATCTTCCAATACTGTCGTATGGTCTGATTTATAGATTCTTGCCCACGTCGCTGTCTTTGTTGCAACGGCAGTTCCAGATGTAATGGCATTGGCCGTTGCTATCCGCCCTACAGTGGCAGCGAAGGCTGTCGCATTGAACCGAAGAGAAGCGATCAATACATTCGCTCCCACAGATGTTTCGGGTGTTGCGGGTTGTCCTCCATCGGTACTGTCATAAATATCTATCCACCCCGAATTAAACAATGCCGACGTGCCATCTAATTTGGCGGCATCGAGCGTAAGGGACGTTCTTGTATTAACAGCCATTAGTTTTCCTCCTCAATAGTTGCTTTGCCATTTTTATCTCGTGTGAAACTAAACTTACTTGCTCTCTTTGGGATATGAACATCTACATTCACCGGAGGTGACTCTATCGTCTGCTTAAACTCAGATTTTGGAACATTGACCGTCACAGATGGAGATGTCACATTCACTGGACTTGGATCGATGTGAACATTAACCGGCGGGGTTGTTACATTGATTGTCGGCTGTTGTTTGCTCATCATGTCTTGAATATATCCGATTTGAGAACTTAATTCAGCGAATTCTTGTGCTTGTTGTTCAGACTTCTTAGCATTCTCTTCGGATTTTTTATCTAAAGGATTGTCAGGCGTTAATTGCAATGCCTGTTTCTTCGTTATCTTATAAAAAAACTTTTCGGATAATTCGGTTTCATCAAAATTATATCCAGCATCAGAGAGATTTTTGACTATCTCGGACTCCATCTTCAGATCTGCAGGGTCTTCCAAATCAGGTCTTAACTTAGGATAACCATCAACGTTTGCAAAGTTGAAATCAACCAGCCATTTGATTGCACTCGCGTTCCAAGTCGCAGCCAATCCCTCAGCTCTAAATACATCTCTTGAAGTCTGTGCACCTTGATGAACCTGACCCAAAGCCCTCGATCCTTTACCATCGCCAGAACTGCCTTCAGTCGTCAAAGTCTGACCATTAACACACTTGGACATTTCATCATTACACATTCTAATAAAGGTATGATAAGCCTCTGCATTGTTTATTGCATTCTTTGCTTCCGCCCACAGGAGCGTAAAATTTGCCGGGAGTCTTCCATAAGCACCATTGCGAATCATTTTCGCAATTTCTAAAGCCTCAGCCTTTAATGCTTCATTGGCTCCGGTAGGATGTTGAACTATCGGAATACTCGAAGCTCCTACTTGAAGATGCTGCATATAGAACTTTATAACCGTCTTTTTGAACAACCACATCCAGTATAGACTTTGATCTAAAGCATCACCAAAAGGATTGTCCCACTGACCTGAACACCTGTGAACGATGAACTTTTTATCCGGCAAAGAAAGTCCATAGTAAGGCTCCTCCATCGTCCTGATTCTAAGACTTCGATCAACAGCATCAAATTGAAAACGTCTTTGAGGTCTGTTAAGAATCTCTTTGATGAATATTCCATCATCTTCAATAGTCCAAATGATTTCAGAGACTGAGAAGCCCATCCCAATTGCGCCCAAAAGATTGTAATGATGCTGTGGTAAGTACCCAATCCGGTCCAAAGCCCTCTCAACAAACTGCGCTATTTCAACATTACGTGCAGAGGCTTTCTTTTCCTTTTGTCCGACATAAGGCTCAACATTCCATTTCATTCCAGCAACGTTAAGCTTTGCTGAACTCAGGATTGAGTATATATGCGGATCTCTTTCGACTTCAGCATACAAATCATAGAAAGCCAGCTCTTGATAGGTCTGCCATCTCTGGACTCTATCCTGATTCATGTAAATGGCTTTTTGACCCGTCTGGAATCCTTGACCGGCTATGACCCCTACATACTGCCGGATATAGTCAGAGACAATGGAGGCTGTCTCGTTCTGCATAATACTTACGAGTTCGCTGTATTCCGGAAGGGCTGTAATCTGGTTACTGGATGATTTTCGTTTCGCCATTGTCGTATAAATAAAAAAGCGTATCAATACAATGAATGTATCAATACGCTCAAAAGGTCTTTGCCGCGTTTAGTGAATTATTTTACAGCCGCTAAATCTTTTCCTCCAAATGTCTGACTGCTTTTCAATTCTACGATTTCTCCATTTACAATTTTCATTGAAACATCACCGAATCCATCTGCCTGTCGTTTGCGAAGCTCTCGAAGTAACAGCCATTCAAACTGGCTTATCTTGGCATCAATGGAATACGAGACTTCCATTACCATCCCTCCGCAATGCTGATTGCTTCCATCTCTTCCATGTGAACTTTTCGAGCATCAGATAATGTCATCAATGGATTAAGATTAGCCCAACGACTACGTACCGCATATTCAACAGCTCTTGGAGCATGTGAGAAATCATGTGCAGGTTCTTCGGGCACAACCGACCCATCTCGTTTTTGTTTCCATTTATAGTTTTCAAAGTCTTTAATAACGTTTGTCGACCGTGCAGTAATATGAATCTTGAAAGCCTGTAAAGCTTCAACACCAAATATCACGCTTCCTTTTGGTTTCTCAACTGCGTGTATATTCCATCCTGAATTAAATATTACTTGGATGCTCTCAGGGTCTTCAGAATCTCCCCATATTTCTGTACCGTGGTCCTCAATCAATGACGGCAACATTCGGATAAAATCTTCTCGAATCAACTTCCGTTCATATAAAGTTTCATCCAAATAAATATGATTCCCTATTCGCCCACATTTGACCAAAGCCTTCGGGTCTGTAAATCCAAAGTCTAAGCCATAGAGAACTTCACGGCATTCTGGGAAGTCCGGTACAACATCCCAATTCTCATAGACCAATCCTTCAAGCTTAACAGGAAGACCAAGAGCAATCTTATCATATTTCTTTGGATCTTCGAGCTTTAATCTCTTGAATCGATCAATATCTTGTTTGGATAAGAAGTCATTATCCTGGAATGTTGTGTGCAAATGATAAACATCATCACGTTTCTTGAATTGCCCGTTACCGTGAAAGAAATACTCTTCCGTCCAATTACCGAGCTTCCTGTTGAACGATAGAATGATACGCTTGATTCCCTGACCTCGAATAGTGAACAAAAGAGTTTCAAAGTCTTCAAGTGTTATCTCGGTCGCCTCTTCAATCCATACAACATCTATATTGGCAATAGACTTTATCTTTTCGGGTTCATCGAATCCCATACAAATGAATTCAGAACCATTCGCCACTCGAATTGTAAGCATCGAAGAAACAAAACTGAAGAAATCTGACAATCTCCATTTTCTCACATAGTCTTGGATTAAACGATACGATGAGTTGCGAATTGACTTTTCAACTTTACGCATTAAAAGAACGCGCTTCTTTGTTGAATAGGTAAGTGTAATCAGGAATTGGCTGATAGCATCCGACTTTCCAGAAGCGCGACCACCTTCATGGACTACCAATGGCTTACAGGTCTCCGGTTCCCTTGCAATGAAAGGAATAAAGACTTTATTCAATACTTCGTTTTTTATTTCAATCTTGGGTAATTGTTTTTCCATTGATGATTATTGTTCCAGCCTTCAATGCCTGACCATCAGTTGTGAAATCGTGTCTGTCTCTCCAGTTGTCTTTATCTCGATTCTTTAACCAAAATATCATTGATGTTGCATCAGGGGGATACTTCTCTTTGACCTTTACTATTTCAACGTGTGAACCATTGTCTCTACCATCTGATACAACAACGGCTTTTTCCACTTCACACTCGTAACCGAGAGCCCTTGCATACAATGATTTAACAACATCATTATCTGCTTGATCCTTACCGGCTTTAAGGGCTTGAAGAAAAGTAGCGTCTTTTTTCCATACATTGATTGTGTCTTCGCTTACTTCAAGAATGCTTGCAAGCTGTATATCGGTGCTACCATAGAATGCTGCAATCTTTCTAACTTTTTCCAAATCAAAAGGAATTTTCGATAGCTTCTCTGCTACCGTTGTTTTCTTTCTTCCGCTACCAGGAGATTTTCTGCCCTTCTTGCTCACAATCCACTCGCCCTTAATCTTGCCAAATAACTCGACCCATATCTAAAATTAGGATCGTCCGGCTTTATGAATTCTTTTGCTTCAATCTTCTTTGGAGTTTCTTTTGGTTTCAATGGGGGTATGACAATCTTTGGGATGGTAGCAACTACTTTTTGCTTCTTGCTGAAGAATGATTTTAACCATTGAAAGAATTGCTTTATCATTTCAATTCCTTTGAAGGTCAGCGTTTATATAATAACTAAGGATTATTTTTTCGAGTGCAGATAAAGATAGGAAAAGCTTCGCGGTGATTTCCAATTCCTTCAATATGATGGGGTGAATTGTGATAACCTTCCTCTGAGTATTTTCGGTATTAATATCAGAATATGAATTGAGAAAAGCAATAGAAAAGCCAACTTTATTTTTCAATAAGGTTGGCTTAGAATGTCAAGTTAATTTTTCTGCTGATTTTGTCTGTGAGCCTTGAGCCTCTCCTGCTCGTCTCAGGAGCTACTGGGTTTGCCTTGACCCACAGACAGGAAACAATCTTCAACTCTGGCAATGCGAGATTAATATGACTAATTGCAAGCTAAGGTATATGTTCGCTTGTGATTGCATTGGTTCTACTCACAAAGTATCTGATTGCCTTTCAGCACCGTTAATTATTCATATTTCATTTCATGCAAAAAATTACGAAGTTCCAGCTGTTCAAGTTTTGATTCATCGAAATTAGAAAACTCCATTACGATGGTTTGCCGAATCGCTTCTTTATCGGCATCGTTCTTGCATTTTATATATTCAAGCCGATATTTCACAAGGTCTTGACGCTTACTCTCGACATAACTTTGCGTGTTCTCAAATACTTCGCGTCGCACATTCTCATATTTTGGCGCGAAGTATTTATACATAAAGAAATCGTTGCCTTGAATAATCCATGCAAGCACAAACATTCCAATGAGTACAGTTAAAATAATCCCAGCGATTTTCATTGTGGTTCTCCTTTCAGTGGGAATGGTGAAACAATCACACGCGGTTCTACATAAATTACCCTTGGTTTCCCAGTTGAAGGATCAATCAGGTTCAACCATGTTCCCTCTGCCGATTGAGGCATAAATAATCCATTAGGATCTGCTTGTTCTATCGTCTGCGGATCTTGCCCTGAATAATATGTATCGCCAAAATTAATAACTTTTTTGGGATTAGTATATTGTGTGGCATAAGGTAATCCATATCCGATACATTTTCCGATATAAATAAGTTTTCCTGTCATTTCGCTAAAAAGATAAGCATAGCAAATAAGATTTTCTTTGTCGCGTTCTTCAAGAATCATTTTCATTAATTTACGCTCTTGAAAATGATTTATCGCAGGCATACCTACCTGTGCATTAGCCTCTTTCATTAATGTTTCTTGCTTTTGCCCAAGTTGAGTATCGCTCGTCTGATTTGTATCGCATTCAAAGCCCATCAACGATAATAGGGCAAAGATTAATACAAACAAAACAATCGTTCTTTTCATTTTACTGCTCCTTGTGTTATTATGATTGAATCGTTAATTAATTTTCAATAGTTCAGGATTTTCATAAATGTTTCCGACAATTCTTGCATGACCACCCGTCATCAATCCACGGGTATCTCGTCTATATTTCCAAATATCACTCTCTGTGAAGTTCAAATCCCAACAAGCCATAATTATTCTCAAAACATGTATGCCTCTTGTGTCCTGCCTCTCCGGCTTTGAATCCTTTTCTTCGTTCACCATTTGCCATTATCAAAACTAAATCTTTGTCATCTTCTTTGACAATTATCAATTCAGGTTCTACCGGAATCCAATTATATTGTCCTTTCTTGATGAATGATATTCTTTTGCGACAGTATTTACAGACTACACCAATTTGAGTGTGATCCATTATGGCCTCATTCTGGAGAAAGTTTATCTTTCCAACTTGTAATAATTTTTCCCATTTCGCGAATTCGGAAAGATTCAAAGTCTGATGGATCTCCGCCCTGTTGTTTGAAATAAACAAACAGAACATTCCGAAGTCTTTCTGATGGAGATTTCTGATTCGAGAATTCCGGCTTAGGTTCTGGCAAGGCGTTGATTTCTGCATCAGTAAAATCCCCTATCTTGAATGCAAGAACACCCTGCTGATTCAAGAACGGGAAAAGTAATGAGGCTTCCGCTGCCGAAGTCTCTGAGACATTAAACGTCACATCAATCGTATGATTAACCCTTGACTTGAAACTTGCAAAATCTGCATAAGCTACGAAGGTTTTAGTTTCCATGGATAAATATCCTCCATCGCTTTTTTACAGTCTTTTTCTTCACAAGTTCATTTTCTAATTCAAGGATTCTCTTTTCTGCTGTCGTTAATTTAAAAATAAGATTCTCGATTGTTTTCGAGGTCATTTCCCATGCTTGATCTTTTGTTACAACACGGTAGTATGAGTCCGAACTATAATAGGCATGATCTACCCATCCGTTACCTATTTTGTTTTCAACTAAATACATCTTAGACTTTAATGCTTTTGTCAAATCATCAATTCTTTGCTCCATCCATTCAAACGTTGTTTTTGGCAATGTTATCGTTACACCCTCGGCAATATGTGTCATTTCATTTCTCCTTGTTATTTTCTGCGTCCATTTTCATCAAAGCATCTTCTGCCATTCGTTTGATGTCGATTGAAGATGTGAAATTATTCAACTCTTCATTGTTCAAAACCTTCACCAGACTGTGAACGGATTTTTTATACTTCTTCCTGACCACGATTCTTAATTGTCTATCAAGTCCCCGGCCGTCATCTTCGTAAGAAATATCCACAGAACAATTGATATGGTCAATATGCCAACGAGACATCCATGAACAGAAAACTTGATATTGTCTCACATTTGGATGACTGTCAAATTCCAACATAACAACCCCAGGGAATCCTTCTCGATCTCCAAGAAGTCTTTTGACTTGTGCAATATTATCTTCACGATTAAGACTATCAGATAATTTGAGATCCTCATCTTTTGATAACAATCGAACAGTCTCAATTACAAGTTCTCTATCCATAATCGGGAAAGTCTCTGCTTCTGCACGAGTCTTCCAATCCTCGGAAATGAATCTGGTCCCGTCCTTGTCCCGGAATATATTTACATATCTTGGCATATTAACCTCCTATGTTCCTGTTTTTCGTAATGGATAAACATTCGCCGGTTTCTTTTGAACTTCATCAAAAGGATTCGGCAATCGTTTCTTGAATCCTACAGATGTATGGGTATATATCTGTTCGGAGTTAATGTGCTCAGAGTCTTTCTTGTCAGGAAAATATTTGCAGAATATTCTTAACGATGCGTTGTAAGAATTGAACGTCTGCATCGAATGATTCCTCTGGACGATTTCTGTTCTTAGTCTTTCCGAAACACGTTGGAACTCCATGTCTTTTCAGCCCCCATTTTGTTGAATAAAACTGTCGTGAAGTATAAGATCCGTTAGCCCGACAACCGCCCTTGAAATTCGTACTCACTACCCTTTTGTCCAATCTCGTTGCTATTCGTGCAAGCAAGTTCGTGGTCGGTAGCGTGTGGGCATCGTTTATTACCGCATCGTGGGCAAATGAACATTTTCATTCCATACAACTCTGGGTTGCACTTCTGGCACTCGCAATGCGGTTGCGGGCTAACCAGCGTATCAAATTGACGAGATGGGCGTTTCATATTTTAACTCCTAAATTAGATGCAAGCGGCTGTTTTCTGCGTGGCTGCAATGTCCCACAATCTCAACTACCCAGTAGTCCTATTGAAAAGCATGTGCATCATTGTCTTACTCTCCACCACACTCGCCAGCGTGGTTTTACAGCCGCTTGCAATTTGTTAATGGTTTTCATTGTCGCAATTTATACGCGATCCGTTATGTTGATAAAAACTTTTCCCGCGCTCAGGGAAAAGATTGTTTTCCCATTTTGGTAAATTGCATCTACTAAGTCATTTAATGGTGCAAGTTCGTGAAACTCGGTTGACTTATCTAAATTATATACAGGCGTTATTTTTGCAAAGGGGAAAGCCATTTTCAGACATACAAAAGTTTCTCCAGAACCAGTAGGCAATTCAAATTCAACTGGCACAGTTTTTAATTCCTTTTTCAATTCATTGGCTATAATTGCCATAAGTGGCATAGGTAAATGCCCGCTGGTTGCATCAAAGCCGTTGTATTGTTTCCCTATTTCCGCAAAGGAATACCACCTCTCAGGGTTATTTATTTCAATTACACCTAAGCCCTGCACTCTCAATGCCTTTCCTGCATTACCACAAGTGAAACAGACACAATCATTTTTCCCGAGTTTGCGTAAGTGTTCCGCTATTACTTTTGCACGTATGTTTTTTTGTAACAAATTAATCGAATGATCCATTGCCAAATTCCGCTTTTATATTCTTTGCATCACCCTTGAAAAAAACCAGTATATTCTGATGTGTTTTTCCAAGTTTCCTACCTGCCAAAAATTGCCGTCCTACCCGTATTGGCAAACTTCCAACGCTTGTTATCAATATTGCTTCATTGTAATACTTCAAGCCCAGCCGGAGGAAACAAGAAATGTTATCCCCAACAAAGTTCCGGTAATACCCTTTTTCATCTCTTATTTCTCCAACCTTAACGACTAAAAACCTATTTTCTCTCAGATGCTCCACTGCCTGCCTAAATATATTCTCATACCAAACCATAAATTTTTCGTAGGTTTCAAATGCACTTCCATCTTTTTCATCCTTGCTATAAATTTCTAAGTCATAATATGGGGGGCTTGTAAAAACCATATCCGCCTTAAATTCTTTTGGCACAAGTTCGCTTAGTTTTGCACTATCACCTAAAAACCATTCTGGCGTAACTTCTATTTTTTCCGCTTGCTTTCTGTTCGCCTCAATTTGCTCTGCTCTCAACTCTATTCCAACGTATTTATATCCAAGAAATGTAGCCACGATTCCTTTGGTTGCCTCTCCTGCAAACGGGTCAAGTATTGTTCCACTGTTCGGGCAAAACCATTTATATGCTAACTCACAAAGCACCGGATCAAAAACAGATGTTCCCTCGTTTTGCCAACAACTTCTTCCACCTTCCCATTCATCACCATTTCTTGCATCAACCGTATCACCAGAATGTAATTCCCCCCCCCTTCCTTCTGCGCCTTTTATACCAATAGAATTCCACGCGCTTTTTCTTTCTTGCCAAAAACCTTCCCTTGCATTCAACACTGAAAAAGGAGGAATTAAAAACTTATCCGCTAAAGCCCCTCTTCGCGGCGGCAAAACAACATCTCCAAATAAGTCTTTGCCGTATAAGTTGGGTTCATTCATCTTTCTACCTTTTCGTTTGTGTTGTGTTGCGTTCTAACCAAGCACTCAATTTGACGGAATTAGCTCACTACAAAATTCCGTATCAGTTGTATTATTTTTTGCATCGTCTTTGTCCTTTCTTTAAGTTTTTCAGTACCGCAATTTAGCTTCAACGTTATACAGGCGTGGCGTTATCATCGTTTGTCAATATGCTTTTTACCTTTTCCACAACCTCTCGCAAGTCAAATGCGTTATGTATCACTATCAATTCGCCTTCTTCAATTTCCACCTTCGGGTTGCACTTACAACTCGTTCCGCTTTCTATGTGCGGCTCTAAATCATCTATCGGCAGTATATGTATCATAGTCTTAAAGCACGCCACGCTGTATAACCAGCGGCTCATGCTGACGAAATTAGCTCGGTACGTTATTCATTGTGTTAGGCAAAAAGGATAAATCGACCGCGCATTCTCCAAAACCAACAGACAGCGTAAACGCTATGCGCCCGTGGTTTTTAGTCTCTGGGTTACCAATTATCCTTATCGCAAAAGTAGACATCACTTCTGTCATAACTGTTGCAATGCTTTCTACTTTATCCGCCCACGGCACGGCGATCAAGTCAAAGTCACGCGCCAGACTACCGTGTACTGCCAAGGCGTATCCATTCCGCACAAATAACTTTGCTAAATCGGGGTATAATGCCGCAGCATAAACGGGCGCATAGCTTGGTTTTATTTCCTCTGCTTTTTTCATAATCCTTTTTGCCTAACTCTTTTTAATAAATCTTGAAAATTTATCTGTTCGCAGCATAGCCGCAACCGTTAGGCAGATGTTGCCTCAAACAAGGGTGCGCTACTAAGTTCTTTCTGTTTATAATTCTGGCATTGGTTGTCAACATCTACGCAACATATTAATTCACGGTTAAAATTATTCCATTGTGGGAACGCGTTATTCATCTCTCGGTATTTCAAACAACGTCCACTCATATAATCGGGTTCGTCTTCTACTTCTACCAACTCTTTTATCAGGTATATGCAATGTCGGCAACACTGCCTAACCAGCGGCTCAAGATGACTGAAGTAGCTCACTACAATTTTCCAAAGAGTAAATGCCGTGCTCATTTTTCCTCCGTTGGTTTTGGTCTGTAAACGAATCCAAGCGAATCAATAACCAAGAATCTTTTACACGCCTGCGCCAATGTTATTTCAGAGACCGAGCAATCATTTGATGAAACAATTGTTCCGCCTTTTTCCGCAAGTCGCATAAGAAAGTCTTGCAGTTCTCCGATCCGTTTATCAATGTCTAAATTTTGTTGCAATAGGTTGGTGTTCTCAATCGAAGCCATCGCAAGTTTTGCTCGCATTCTGTCTTTGTGAATAGTCATTCTTTGTTCCTTTCCATTCTCAATACTTCCAAGTTTTCCTCAATGTATTGTTTCAATTCTTTGTCTCGGTCTCTCTCAGGTGGCGCGTCATCCCATTGCGCGTTTAGCCAAAGTAGATATGATGCCCGAACATCTCGCAATTTTTCACTTCTATATTTTCCAAAATACATTATACTATCGTCGGTCATCTCTTTTTCCCTCGCACGGCATTTACTTGTTTTTAACAACTTGAAAATTTTCGTTGCAGCATCTTAGCCGCAACCGTTAGGCACTACTTGCCCTCCAATACATCAAGCCATTGTTTTAATTCAATCGTTTCTTTGTCGGTCAACTTCTTGCCACGCTCAAACGAAGATATGATTGAGGGGTTTACACCGAATCGTTTTGATACGTCACGCAATCCATAGTTGTTGTTCATTCTCAATCTTCTGGATTGTTCGCCTTTTTGTTTCCGCAATGGATAACCTTCATCCATCAAACCAGTTCCATTGCATAAATCACACTTTAGTTTTATAAATGGTTTCTTTTTCTCTGGTGGAACAGATTCGGCGTAAACCGGAAACATTCCGAATATCTGTCCACTACCATCGCAAGATGGGCAAGTGTGCCTAACCTCGTGGTCAAGCTGACCACTTGAGCCGGATTGCAATTCCCCGTTGTTGTTTTGATTTTTATTAGCATCGTCATTCATCGTTATTCATCCTTTCCGTCGTGGCAGCTTACCGCAACCGTTAGGCAGATTGCCGCAAAGATTCATCGTGTGCAATCAGCAATGCCAACCCTTCGGCTTCTTTTCCAACATTCGTAATATTGTTAAGTATTATATCACATAATCTCTTAATCTCTGGTAGCGGCAACTGCCTAACCAGCGGCTCAAGTGGACGGGAAGAGCTTTCTGCATTTCCCGTTGTGTTATTTTTGCGCTCCTTAATTTCCAAGAATCGTTTTATCAGTTTTTCGCCACACTCAGCTTTTCGTTTGTCAAATTCTTCTTTCGGTATCAATTCGTTGCCGAATACATAATAGTCTCTTGTATCGCCGTCCTTGCTGTCTGGATGAATGTAGAAAGATACGATTCCGGTATAAACATCTGCACGTAAATTGAAATCTATAATTCCTTTTTGATGTGCTATTTTGAAGAATCGTTCTAATGTCATACTTGCTCCTTTCGTTTCAATCTCATATTTTCCTCCGTGAATCGCGCAAAAACAACAACTGTTTTAATGTCTTGAAACATCCTACGCCCGCAGGTTAAACGCATCCCGTTCTGTTGTCACTCGCGCAGCGAGTGAACTAAATCTCAATAAATGGCAATATCTTGTATCTTTTATGTTTCATACCGATCAAAACTTTATTTTCTCCACGCCCTTTTATTACTCGACCGTAAAGAATTGTTCCATCAGAAAAATTGGCAGATCCTTGCGGAGCATTTTCTGACTTGGCCTTTTCAAAAAGGTGCTTCAGTCTGAGTTGATTCTTCATGTTCACCTATAACATTATTATTATTAAATGCTGGAGGAACATATTGACCGCTTTCATCAAGTTCAATCATTTTTTGAGAATCCAAAAAATACCTGATAGATAAATCACCTCTTGCACCGCCGCGATTTTTTTCTACTTCCAAAGTAATATCACGACGGGGATTTGTCAACTCTTCAAGTCTTTTCGACTTATCTTCTTTATCAAAATTCAATCTCAACAACTGGGAGGCATCAAACTTCAAAAGATTCGATCCATAAAATTCAGCATCACGAGTATAAGCCGAGGCCACACAGATATGAATCGGATTTTTCAAAGACAAAGAACGTATAGTTTCTGAGACTAATTTAATAGCTGAAAATTCATTGTCAGATTTTCCGCGAGGTGCAAAGACCTGCAAATAATCTATGAATACAATATCAGCTTTTTTATAAACCGCATGTTTTATGTCTGCAACCAATGCTTCGATAGTTCGATCAAAATTTTTCACAAGCGTAAAAGGAATATTATGTATCATCGAAATAAATGGCTTGGTCAGTTCATCGTATCTATTCCCGGAAACAATTTCATCAATATCCACACCGGACCATATACCATTCATCCTCTCGAATATTTCATGTGTTGGCATTTCACCTTCGATAAAACATACATTGTGGTTTTGTTTTGCCATGTGAAGAGCAGCAGAAAGCATCCAACTGGTCTTCCCAGCTCCAGGATCTCCACCTAAGATGGAATACCCACCCGTAGGAAGTCCACCCTTTAGCATTCGATCAAGAGTGGGAAAGCCAGTTGGAAACTTTTTCTTGTTGTTTTTATCTTGGATATACTGTACAAAAGCATTGAGTAGAGAAAGTTTATCGTAACTTTTACAAGCGTTCACCCGGCCCATAAGTTCAATATCAAGATTCTGTATTGAAGAAATGAGGTCGAATATGTCAGACGTATCAGAGAATGATTCTTCTGAGATTGAAGATGATGCTTGAATCACCAATCGTTTTAGTGCACTTTCAAAAACCACATGAGACTGATATTCAACATTTGCGGCACTTGAAATCTTTGTTGTAAGTTCTGTGAGATAATATTCACCGCCGATAGATTCAAGTTCGCCGTTTTGTTTTAATTCCTGAGTCAAAGAAATAAGATTCGCGTCTATATCTTTTTCGTAAAGGTCAATTAATCTTTGGAAGATTGTCTGATGTGCTGGCTTATAAAACGAATCTGCCCTTAATATTCGAGAGGCAATATAAATCGCATCCCGTTCTAAAAGCATAGAACCAAGAACGGCACATTCAACATCAATACACTGTGGAGGTGTTCGATCATTCATTGTGCTTTACTCTTTTTTTGTTCTTCTTTTTCTCGGAGAATTCTTTGCGTTTGAAATCCAGCGTTTATGTCACCAGCTCCGTTTGTGGGTTTGGTTTTCTTGCCGCCGGTCTGCTCTCTTTTTTCGAGTTCACCGATAACCCAAGAAAGAATTGCCTTGTAATCTGATTTGTATGTTTTGCCGGACGCACCTTTGTAATTATCCAGAATTTCGATACACCGTTTCACGCGAGAATCTTTTTCATCAAGACGTATAAGCAAAGAAGAGTATTCTTCATTTGAAAGAAAAACAGAGTCTCCATACTTTGTCTTTTCACTTTCCTCTTTCTTCTTTCCTCTTTCTTCTTTAGAGCGCGAGTTTGTCGCGAGTCCTTCGCGAGAAGATAGGTATTTTGTCGAGAGTTCTTCGATGATTTCGTTGGCTAACCATCGCCTTCCAGAGGGATGATCTACCTTCTGATGTTCGCTCCAACTTCTTATAATCAAATAATTTGCGGCATTATGAACAACAGGCAAAAGAAGTGTTTCGTTAATAAGCTCCTGTTTCCATTTTTGTATTTTTCGCTCAGTGATCTGCTCGTCATTAGGAAAGATTTCACCCAATATTTTCCGATTTGAGTCCAAACATACACCAAAGTCATCAGAAAAATTCCAAATACCGATAAAAAGCAGCCGAGCTTCAAGAGAAACTCGATGCAATGACTGACTTGACCAAAATTCCGGCTTAATCATACGATTCCTCGGCATTATAATTTCCCGTCAAAATGCAATCTTACCCATGTGGTTTCTATTTTGTAATATGATAAACATTCATTTATAAAATCATTAAATCGTTTTTCCATTAGACTTTGTCCAATAAAAAGAAAGCCCCGCCGTTCATCAGTTGCGATGACACCAATCCGAGGAAGGGTATCCTGAATTCCTTTGGGGCAATTTGAATTTTCGATATGGAATTAATCAGTGTCATCGCTATAAAAATGATAAAAAAACATATCCACAAAGTCAAGAACTTTTTTCTAATTCTTCAAGTTTCCTTTTATATTCATCGATATAAACTTTGTAAGTCCAATCAGTCCATTTGGTATGTTGATTTTTCAAATGATCTAATTCGGTCAAGATATTGGGACCATATTTTCTCACAAGATTAATCGCATAAACCGATAGATTTCCGTGCTTGAACCTGTTGCATGCTGTACACTGACAATGGACATTTTTTTCGCTGAAGTATAAAGCTGGTGCTAATTGACAGACGCCAGCCGGGATATAGTGACCAGCGTCCATTTCTTTGTAATCTTTGCGAGTTGAGCAAGTAAAACATTGCCCCCTATCCCGTCTGCGGATATATTCAGAAAAGACTTTCCAGAAACGTTTCTTCCAGTTGATCTTCTTACCAGGTTTCGGGATGGATAATTTACCTTTGGATTTTGGCATGTGTCTTTCCATCTCTTGGTTGATGTGGTACGTGTCCGTTGTTCGGGCTTTTCTTCCACTTCTTACATTGACCGAATCTGAGCATGTAGGCATTCTTAACCCATGCCATGCTACGATTGCAGCGGGCTTTGAACTTATTGAAACTTTCACCGTCTTCTCGAAAAGGATTCTGGTAATGAACATCGAAATGATTCAAAGCGAAGTTTTCCATATTAGCATCCCCTTATCAGTGCAATTGTAAAAATAGCCAGAAGATACCCGATGGCCATTAAGACAATTGGATAGAATACGTTATTGCGCGGATCTGTGTTAATCATTTGGTTTTTCATTTTGTCAATATCCCTCTGTATCGTTTATTGAACCATCCGATCAATTCAAGCTTCTGTTTCCACTTCCAACCGTGTTTTACGTATTTATGGTTCGCATAGTCAATTACAGCTCTCTTACTTTTGCTTTCGAGGATGACAATGCTTGACTTCTTGCCATCCTCCGTCTTGTGTGTTATTTTGATTTCATCGGGCATAATTAAGCCCTTACCGATATTTCAAAATCTTCGTATATTTTGATTCCTGCGATCTCGCGTGTGCCGGTCTTAATCATTGCCTTGATCTTTGATTCGTCCAAGACGAGATATTCACGTGGGATTTTTGTCTCATCCAATACCTCAAACTTCCAGACCTTACGACTTGAGGCAGTTGATGGTGTTCCCCTGACGTTTGTTTGCATAATTGTCGGAGGTGGCGGAACTATTTCAGCTTCGCGTTTTTCTTTCTTTGCTTTGGCCTGTTCTTCGGCGATCTGCTTTTGATATTCAATTTGTCGTTTGCGTTCCTCTTCCTGCCTGATGGCTTCTTTTTTGATTCGCCATTGTTTAACCTTGTCTTTGATAACAGATTCAGATTTTACAAGACCATCACCAATAGGCCGAAATATATCGTTGACACGTTTGACGAGTTTGTTAAATGGATCGACCTGGTTCTTTCTGGCATCTTCAATCTGTTTCATGAATCGCTTTATATCTGCCAACGAATCAATGGCCATTGTTTCCTCTTCATCCGAATCCACAGCAATTGCTTCAGAGATTCTTTCGGCCTTGATTGAAAGGGCGTTCCATTCGGTAAGGTCGATGTCATATTCTTCGGGTTTTATAAGTGCTTGGTTCATTTCGTTTTTCCTCCAAATTTTTTGATTGCATCAGCATACAATTTTCGCATACCCTTCTTTTCGGTCTCAGACAGCTTGTCGATTTCTGCCTTGTGTATTTCTGCCCATGTTTCAAGAACCTCAACATTATTGTTGCGATAAGCAATGTCAAATGAGGCCTGGAGTTGTTCAATCGGTGTTAATTCATCCGGCTTTTTATCAAACACGCCATCGAACACATCGGGCAATTGGGCACCGACTTTCTTTTTGAATTCAAGCGTTGCTTTTGCTTTGATTTGGTCATCGCCTTTGGCAGCATCGGACATCCATTCTAAATATGAATCAGGAACGTTTATCCATTCAATGCCGTTGTGATTTTTCCCGAAAGTCATAATTTCTTTTCGCGGATCGAATTGATCGAACGATGCGCCTTGAGATTGAACCTGTGCCGGTTTTTCCTGTGATATATCTTCAGGGAAGGATTCATCAAACTTCTCACCAATTTGGACCTTGCGTGCGCCTGGTATGGTCTCGACTTCAGATTCATCCAAGATACCGAGGCCAAGCAAATCAAGTGTTGCCCTACGTTTCGCTTTTGTCTCTGCTTTCATAATAGCATTTGCCAGCGCATCACCTTTCAGACCCGCGATATTGACTGCTCCACTTGAATCGGTGAATCGTTCACCCTTCTCGCTTTTCATCGATGCCCTCATATAAACAATGAAGACATCCCGGACTTCTTTTTCTTCCAACTTTTGATGTGAAACGCCGTGTATTTTATTCAACTGTTGAGCACCGGATCGATCACAATACATCACCTGCTTGCCGGATAGATTCAAAAGCTTGAATGGCTGCGTTGTTGGATCAAGGCCGACTCTTTCGCACATAAGACGATAATATTCAACCTTATCATGAGGTGATAGACCTGACAGGTCGCCTTTTAATACGAGTGATTCAATCATATTGTCATTTGTTTTTTGTATTGCCTGTGTCATTTTACTTCTCCTTGTAGTTTGATTAATTTATTTCTTTCACAATCTTTGTATGTTCATCTTCCTCTAAATTATGCGTAAGCATGAACATCTTGATGGAGCGATAAGATTTTCTCCATAATATTATCCTCCGTCTGTCAACATCAATGACGTAATACATCTTCATCCTCCTCATTCTCTGGTTCAATGGTTGTCTTACCGTTCAGCCAAATATGATATGAAATAATCCAATAAAGGCCATATCCTATAACCCCAAGTGCTATTGCACAGGCGATAATCACGCCGAATAAAGTCCAATCTTCTTGTGTCATAATTGGTTCTCCCATTCTTCAAAAGCTTCTTCCTTTATTATTTCAAGCCATTGCGGGTCTAAGGTTTTAATATCTAAGGAATTCCCTGATTCTACTTCAATAATGCTCGTAGGTGTGAAGTCCTCCGGGGTTTCATCAGTAACTAAAAACGTACCCGAGACTTTGTACTTTGTTATCCCCAGGTCAATCTCGAATGAAAAATCTTCCTTTGTCATTTCTTAACCTCCCTATAATCGTAGATTATTTTCTTTCCTGAGTAAGCCCGGACGCTGTAAGCAGATTTATCAAGTTCAACATCTGTCACCCGGCCATCTTCAAAGCAAGCAACCAGAGCACCGAACTTATGTCTATATCCTGAGTCTGCTTCTCGTGTGAGACAAAAAGCAGCAAGCCCTAATTGATGCCCCTGATGATAACCTTCACGAAAAGATTTATGCTTCTTCATTTCGTAAAGGAAAGCTGACCACAGACCTTTGGGTATTTGAGATACGGAAGTCATGATATTTCCTATTTACGTTTCTTGGCAACTTTGATTCCAGTGATTTCAAAGAATATCTTGCTATTGAATTCTTTTAGGCTTGACAAATAAGCAATTGCATCTTGTGGTATATCTTTCCATGCTTCTTCTTTTGATATTTTTGCCGCCTTGGGAATGGGTGTCTTTTCCCATTTTGATCCATTTTTAAGATATAAAGATTGAAGATTGTTGAATGTTGGATTCCAACCATCGTACAATCTCAAAATGTTTTTCTTTATTTCTTCAAAACGTTTCTCTGTGATTTTTTTGTTGAATGCTAAGAGTTTACCACTTCGATCTAAACAAAAGATAGATCGGGATATTCCTTCGCATTTCATACAACCGATAACATCATTGCCACCAAGGATGTAATTGCCACCAAGGATGTTATTGCCACCACGGATGTTATTGCCACCAAGGATGTCATTGCCACCAAGGATGTAATTGCCACCAAGGATGTCATTGCCACCAAGGATGTTATTGCCACCACGGATGTCATTGCCACCACGGATGTCATTGCCACCAAGGATGTCATTGCCACCAAGGATGTTATTGCCACCAAGGATGTTATTGCCACCACGGATGTAATTGCCACCACGGATGTCATTGCCACCACGGATGTCATTGCCACCACGGATGTCATTGCCACCACGGATGTAATTGCCACCACGGATGTCATTGCCACCAAGGATGTAATTGCCACCACGGATGTAATTGCCACCACGGATGTCATTGCCACCACGGATGTCATTGCCACCACGGATGTTATTGCCACCACGGATGT